AGCTGCCTCTATATGCTCTGAAGACTTGGTTCCGAGTGGAGCCATAAGACTCACGACCGGTGTCGTCCCCAAAGTCAATTTCTCGGCCGCGTGGGTCGTCTCCTAAAGGATACGTGGGACGTCTCTTCTCAAAGTCGGCTCCCGGCTCTCCTCTTACTACATTGTCCGCAGCAAAAGAAAAGCCAAGACCGCGGCCCTCAGTTGTTGTCTTGTCCCTCGTCTCCGCCATATTGTAGGACCTCCTCCATCATTCTGTCGAGTTTTTCGAAATACTCTTCAAAGGTGCCGTTGTTGGAGATCTCTACATCACACACGAAGTTTTTCATCGCGGTCTCACTTGAATGCTCAGCACCAACTGTAACTCCACTTCCCTCCCGATTTACTCGGACTACTGCTCCACCGTGTTTACGAATCCAGTTAGCTTCATTGGGGTAACGAACGTCTGATATAGCAAAATAATCGTAACCCTGTTTTTGTAGTTCGGGAATAGTGGCGTTGAATACATTAACGATCCAAATGTCTGGGAAGATTTCCCTCATTTTTTCGCCCAGTTCCTGTAGGATCTGGCGAGGACTCTTTCCATATCTTGCGTCAATAGCTTCTTTAATTTCTTGTGATCCGTAACATTGTTCTCGTGACAGACCGAAAATAACCATTGCTGCTTTCTTCAATTCATCTGCGAAGGCTACCCTCTTAAGTTTGCCTGGGTATTTCTCCTCTAGATATTCGGCAGCCGTATCTTTTCCCACCTGTGCAGTACAGCCAAATCCTACTACTTTCATAATTGTTAATCCTTTATTACTTTATGGGGAACTTTCTCATGTCTCTTTCTAGACGAGAGACTCCCTTCTTAATGCTGTTTATATTCTTGGACACCTTCTTTATTTCTCTCTCGGCCTTCTTTAAAGGCGCTAGGGCTTGCTCAGAGGGACGAGTTCCGGGAAGAACCGTAACCTCTACCATGGCCTCAGGGCAGTCGTACTTCTCTCGGCACGCACAGGCGTTGCGGAGGTAATCGTCATAGGAACAAAAGCACACGACGTCTCCGACTGCGTTCAATCTAACTATTCCGTGAAACCGTTTATCCTCTGACATAATTATAACACATCCAGTGAAGTTTTGGAGAGTATTTTGAGGTTGTGGTCCTCACATTTATCAATATATAGTGCTTTGTAGTACTCCCAGTTTACGCGAGGGAAAGTAACAACAGTTGGCTTTCGGGCGTCGGTAATAAGCGCGGCCGTGCTGCTTACATCTATCACAGGCGACTCGTCCTCCCAATGCCCTCGCATTTCAGAAATGTAAAGTCTGTCGGGTATGTCCTTTTCAATTGCTTCTCTATAAACTTGCCCGCCGCCAATAATCCAAACTTCTTTGTTGGGGTGTTGGAATTCAGCAAACTTGAGGGCCGCTTCCAAAGAAGGAGCCAGAAGGCCGCCTTCGGGAGGAGTGCCCTCATAGCTGCTTAGAACCACGTTAATTCTATTAGGTAAAGATTTCCCAATAGATTCATAAGTCTTGCGTCCCATGATAACTACACCGTTGGTAGTGAGTTTCTCAAACCGTTTCATATCCTCAGGACTGTTATGGGGCAGCTCACCGTTAGCTGCGATTATAAACTGGTCTTCCTTAGGGTAATAAGTTATCGCTGCGATGAGATTAATCATTATACGGCTACCTTTCCTGGAATACGAGGATGCGCCTCGTAGTCTAGTAAAACAATATCGCCAAAAGTAAAGTCGTCAATGTCCGTTACGCCAGGGCTCAACATAACTTTTGGTAGTGGCTTAGGTTCCCTTGTAAGCTGTAGTTTGACTTGCTCTAAGTGGTTCTTATAAATGTGGGTGTCTCCAAGATAGAAGATTAATTCGTTTGGTACCAAATCAGTAACTTGTGCTACCATCTTGGTCAGCAGTGCATAGTCTACAATATCGAAAGGAAGACCTAAGAAACAATCAACGCTTCGCATAAAGACAAAAGTAGAAAGCTTTCCCTCACTTACGTAGAATTGGTACATTAAGTGGCAGGGAGGTAATTTCATTTGGGGTAATTGGCCAGCGTTCCACGCAGAAACCAAGTGACGTCTGGATTCGGGATTTGTTTTGAGTTGGTTGATTGTATAAGCCAATTGGTCGAAATGAAACAAAGAGGCTTTTACTTGTTCCGCATTCTCGGGCTTTTCGAACTTAACGCAAGGTCCCCAGTTTCTCCACTGCGCGCCATAAACAGGACCTAACTCTCCGTTCTCGTCTGCCCACTCATTCCAAATCTTAACACCGTTGTCTTGTAGGTATTTAACATTGGTATCTCCGCTAATGAACCATAGTGTCTCATGGACGGCAGATTTAAAATGAAGTTGTTTGGTGGTGACGATTGGAAATCCTGCTGTGAGATCAAACCGGAGTTCATTGCCAAAGGTGCGAATTGTACCTACCCCGGTTCTGTCATCACTCTCTGTTCCCGTTTCCAATACATGGGAAAGTAAATCTAAGTAGTTCCTCACAGCTGCCTTCTCCTTAATTAATGGTACCGCTACCGTATAAATAACTGTAATAGTATAAACTAATATAATAGGAAATTAATATATAGAAAGGTATAGAAGAGATCTTTCCTGTACCTTACTTCCCTCATGCTCCTTACTAAGGAATAAGATAAAAACAAACCTTTGTCAAGATTTATTTTCACTTTTCCATTTTTCTATATATGCCGGCATCGCAGCCTTGGCCTCGTCCTCGGTCATCTGTCCACCAAGGTACCGATTGTAAGGATGTTGGAAATCTGGCATGGTGCCACAATACGGACAAGCCTGAACTCCTTTGCTCCCAAAATTTCCTGAAGACGCGCCTCTCGCGGTCCACAGAAAGCGTCTCCGACAAAGTTTTGCTTCCTTGCCGGGACGTCTCTTAACTCCAAAACACTGTACAAGTCTACGATCAGGCATTTATTATCCCTTTCTCGGCATAGATGCTCGCTTCGCTGAAGGGGTTCTCCAACCCTTAACTCCAGGGCTGCTGATTCCGGCGCTTCGTCCACCTGTTGGAAGTGGCGCGTTCGGTGCAGCTTCTCGTCTGTTAGGATCTTTGTGGTGCTTACCTCCAGAGATACCGTCTGTGCCAGAATCGAACCCAGTGGGCTCGATGTACTCATCTTCGTATGACTGAACTACGCCAATATCTTCTGCGTTGTAGTTCGTCTTGCTACCATTAGTGGTGCCCTTATTAGTATCCTTTGGTCTAATGAAGTGTCCCATAGTTATTCCTCCTCTGGTGTGGCTTCTTCTTCAGTTACCGTTATCTCTGGTACCTGCAAATCCACGGACCAGTTTACAGTTTGAATAATTACGTCGACCTCATTCGCAGCCTGTACCAGCTCATCTACTTTGGCTCTTAAATCAGGGGTACTAACTTCGAACAAAACATCGGCCTGTTTCAATAAGTACTCTCGTTTGGCGACATAGGTTCCTATCGGAACCCCGTCCACAGCTATTTGCTGTCGTGTCCAGTCAATGGAAGCTTTTAGGTCACGCGCTCTATTCGCTATAGTCTCGATTTCTGACGTAAGATGACCCAGTGGTCGTCCTTCCTCATGATCGTCCAACAGGCGCGCACCCAGGCGCTCCAGATGAAGCTCTAGGTGATCAAGGCGTCTAATAGCTTCCCCGAGTTTCATTTTAATCCCTCTTCAAAAAGTGGGGCACTGTCTCTCCATCTTGCATCGTAACAGAACGTTCTGCTTCTGGGTGGTAGAATTTTTTGGCCTCTACTAAGAGCAGCCCCTCAACAATAGTCATAGCAAGCTCAGGGTCCGCGATTCCCCCACACAGGAAAATCTTTTGGTCCCCCTCAAGAGTGGAGACTATGCAGCCGCCGGGATCGATGTCTATTGTGTACTTACCGTGGGTTAAATTTCCAGTCTCCATCATTTACTCCTTAGTGGGTTTGGTTCCGTCCCACACACCACCTTCGAGATCCGGCTTAAAGCCGTCTAATTTAACAGAGACATCTTCACCTGGGCTAACACCGTCCTTGATAAA